CAAAAGGATGTGTTAAAACAAATATTAAATGTCCAGCAGGTTCATTGGTTTTGTGGGATTCACGTACGATTCATTGTGGGACTGAATTTGAATCAATTTTAGGTAAATTATGCACTTTATATACTTCTGATTCAAATTTTGGATCCAATTTTGATATTATTTCCCAATTACCTTGTGAAATAATTGGAACGGTTGGAATTGAAACTAAATTTAACAAATTTACAAGTAAATCCCAATCTAAATATTTGGATTCTTTTTGTTCATTAGAACTATTTGTAATCCAATATCTAAGGTCAAAAGCAGCAAATTCATTTGAATTTGAATAATATATTCCTTTTTGTACTGTTTGTGAACCTTTGGCTCTTTCTATTCCTGGATAATTACCACCATATAATTCTCCATATAGTTGTATTTGCCAAATATCTTGATTATAATTTTTTTTAATTATTTTTTGCACTTGATTAAACAATTTTAAAATTTTGTTTTTATAAACCAAAAGAATATTTTGGTATGAAAAAAAATTTTCATCTAATTTTAAAATATCTGAACGTCTACAACATTGTACATCAACCCCATCTGTAATAAATGAAAAATTTGTTCCGTGTATTTTTTCCAAAGCTACAAATTCTATTTGTTTTGATGATAATATTTCTTGAACAACATCATATTTTAAAATTTTATATTCATTATCCATATGCGAGTACTCATTAAATTTCATTTATTTACTATATATTAATATATATACTTTTTAATGTAAATTTCAATTTTTTTTTGATTATTATATATATCAAATTGTTTTTTTTTATAATTTTCAATATATTTTTTCATATGATTTTGTGGATTTTTTTGAATTGTATACTTAAATCCAAAAAAATTTAATATTTTTAATCCGAATGAAATTAAAATTATATTATTATTATGGTGAATCGATTTATCATTATTCATCAAATTAATATGTGTATATAAAATATATAAATATTTTTAATTTAATAAAAATTTACATTATAATCTTTATTAAATTAATAATACTTTCTTTATTTTCTTTAATTATTCTTATGGAATTTATGAATTTAATTAATTGTTTACTCAAATTTTCTTCCAATTCAATAAAATTTGATTCTAATCCAATAAATTTTCCAATTGGTAATTCTAATTCATTTTTTAAATTTTTTGTTTGAGAATCAACAGAACTTAATTTATTTAAATTTATAATTATTATTTCTAATAAATCTTGTCTAAATTTTATTTGAATTTGTTTTTTTTCTTCTTCTTCAATTCTTTTTTTTTCTTGTTCTTCTTCTAATCTTTTTTTTTCTATTTTTTTATTGATTCTTTCTTGTTCTTCTTTTATTGATTCTGCTTTAATTATTTCAATTGTGTCCATAAAACAAATATAATCATCAACATTTTTAGGTTCAAAAATATTTTTTATTTTTATCTCATCAATATCAATACGAACTGATTTAATTAAATCAATTAATTCATTTAATTCATACAAAATTTCTGATTCCAATTTAATTTTATGTATTTTTCCATCAGTCCATTTCTCAATTTGATTTATTAAATATCCTTTTTGCTTATCATTTATTTTTTTGTATTGGATATCTTTTAATTTATAAATAAGTGGAGAAACTAATCCAGAACGTATAGCATTTTCAATATTATTTTTTGATTTGGTGTTAAATTTTTCAATTTCTTCCATTCTACTTTTAATTAAAATTTGTTTCATATCTGAGTCAATTGATTTATCCGATAATATTTTATTTTTAAATTTTTCAAAATCATCTGTTCCATTATCTATTAGTACATCTGATTTTGACACCATTGGAGATGGGATATTATTATCCAAATCATAATAGTCATCATATTCATTATTAATGTCAATATTATTATTATCATCATTATTATCATTTGGTATCACAACGATATTTTTTAATATCTTTTCATCATATATATTTATTTTATTAGTATCCATAACTTTATTAGATTTATCTTGATTAGTTATAATATCATTTACATTTATATTAATTTTTTTTTCATTTTTTAGTTTATTATCCCAAATATTTATTTCATTTATATCCATAACTTTATTTGATTTATTTTTTAATTCATTTTTTTTTAAATTTTCTTCACTTTGTTTTTTTAATGTTTCCTCAAAAGTTTTTAAACTATTTGGATTTTGCCCAAGTTTATATTTTTGACACTGTATTTGTTTTTTATTTACAATATTATTATCAACTGTTTTAATTTTTTTTGTTACAGTAAAATCATTTTTTTGTGTATTGGGTTTTTTACCCCCATTATTTTGAGTATTTTTTTGGATATCATTATTTGATAAATTATTACCCATTTGTCAAAATTACATAATCCCTATATCTTTTTATTATAAAAATCAATTTTTTATAACAAAACATTATACAATAAACTCAGACATATTAGTAGTTATTTGATGATTTTGTTTGTTTTGTTTGTCTTGTTTATCCAACTCAATATAACATTTTAGTGTAGATTCAACATCTACCATAGCATCGTGTGCACCAATAAACTTTAGTCCAAAAAATTCTATATATAAATTTTCTAAAGATTTACCTCCTGATAGTTTTTTTGTACATATTATATTAATATCTTTAAAAATATTTGATATTATTTTATTTGTGCTTGTATCAATAATATTACACCCATTTACAAAAAAATGGGACACTTTTAAACATTTCCCATTTGTAAATAAATGTAATTGCGTTCATTTAAGAACTAATTGCTTCACTTGACCCTTCTTTATTTTATTTGATTCTTTTTTATTTAATGTTAATTCAATTGGGTTGGAGCCTTTTGTTAAATCGTAATCCCTTCTGTATTTTAAGGGACGTTCTTTAAATTTTATTTGATGATTAACAATTTTTATCATATTATTTACTGCATTTTCATCACGGTTGATACACCCACTCTGCTTTTTTTCCATCTTAAATGTTAAGACTGCATGTATCTTCCTTTCTTTTTGTTTAGTTTTATCTTTATTGTTATCCATCATATAAAGATTATCACATACCTCTTCAGTTTTATAATGTAATTTTGAGGTTCTAAATTCATCAATATTATACATTTTAAAATTTTCTTTTAATAATCTTTTTAATCTTGTACTTGGGGTACTTATATTACCCTTTTTACAATTTCCCTTAAGAGAACAATCTCCGAATATGATAATACTATCTTTACCAAATGTCTTTTTAAGTTCTCTGATTAATTTCGCATCTGCTTTTTTTCTGTTTAAAAATCCATACCATTTATACTTTCTAAAAATTTCATTATTATATTTATCAAACAATAGCCTATTAACACGGTTTTTATTTAGAATAAAATCTTTAAATTTATTAAAATTAACTGATTTTGAATTATAATTAGAAAGTTCATTTTCAACAGGTGTAATATTATTTATATCCTTATGTTTTTTAATGATTTTTTGATATTTAAATCTTCTAATTCTAAATGCGTGTTTTTTATTAGTATATCTAAATCTTATTCCTTTTTTGCTTTTCATATAAGCAGGTACTCTAATTCCAATATCGATACAGATGAAATCATTATTATCTAATTCCTTTAATTGGTTATCATTTAAGTCATCTATATATTGACATTCTTCTCCACTTTCTAATTTTTGTTTTTTTATGTCTTCTTTTTGTTTATCTTTTAATTTCTTTTGTTCTTCTTTTGGTAATTTTTTAAACTCTTCTTTTTCTTTATCCTTTTTTTCTTTTAATTTTAACCTAAATTCGGTTTCTTTATTCTTCTTTTTAATTTCTTCATTCTTTTTAAATTGTTCTTTTTCTTCTTCATTCATATCTTTTGTTAATTTTGCGTTTTCATTTTTTTTATTTTTCATATTTGTTTTTTTAACTTTTTCACTTTCAACATTATTTTTATTTAACATTTTAATTGATGTAGTATAACAATCAGTATTTATAACATAATCAAAAACAAAGTTTTTTTGTTTAAAAATAGGATTATCCAATTTAAAAATTAAATTCCAAATTTTATCTTTATTACCTTCAACATCTTTCAATAAATCATTTTTATCATCTCTTATGAATATTTCTATTAGTGATTTAGTATCTATCTGTATATGTTTAATAATAATATCTGTTCTTAATGGAAAGAATTGAAATAATTTAGTTCCTTCTTTTTCAATTTGTTCGCACATATAAATCATTGCCTTTACATAATTTTGTGGATTTGTTTGTATATCAAATTCATATGAATTTTTAAATTCTTTAGGAAATATATTATTTTTATGAGTTTTTATCCAATCGTGATATTTAACATTTGATTTTAAAGTATTATTCAACAAGTCTTGTTTGATTTCATAAACATCTTTACTTAATTCTTTTCTTAATTCTGCTTTCTTTCCTTTTTCTGCTTTTTCAATTAATTGACTATTTACTTTTTTAAATGATGAATTAACAAATCTATTTACATATTTAAAAAAATGTAATTTGATGTTATTATCAATATTAGTTTTCATATCAGTAGCCATATTATTAAGAATTTGTGATAAATAAGCACCATTTAATTTATTAGGAAGACCTAAGACTTTATAATGTTCATCATAAAATTTAATAAATTCATTTAATTGTTTTAAATTTTTTCCTTTAGGTTTAGGACCTCTACCTTCTTTAACAAATGCTTTAAAGGCCATTTTAATAGTTTCTTTAGTTATTTCGGGTATTTGTTGTTTATTGTTATATTTATGTAAAATCCATAATCTTAAAAATTGATAAGTATGAATAACAATTTGATTAGTTCTATAACAAGCATCAAAAATAAAAGGTTTATACTTATCATCTTTTAATATAAGTTTTAGAGGACATTTAACAGTAACAATTTTATCAGGAGGTTTTTTGAATTTTATCATTTATATATTATAATAATAGAAAATAAATTTTTAAATTATTTTCTATTTAAAAAAAAATAAATAAATTCCTTTATATTTAAATAAAAATTTTTAATGTAATTTAAAAATATATTTATATAATTTATATATTTTATATGGAAAATAACGATATAAATATAAAAAATGAAAAAAAAATAAAGTATAACTGTGATAAATGTAATTTTAAATGTAATATAAAAGCGAGATGGGAGGCTCATATAAATACAGAATTACATAAAACAGGACAAAGAAAAAAAAGAACAGATTGTAAAGAACCTACAAAATGTGAAAAATGTGATTATAAAACAAAAAATAGATTAATTTTAGAACAACACATATTGAACGAACATTCAACATTAGAAGAAAGAGAAAAAGGATTTAAACATTATTGCAAAATATGTGATTATGGTTCAATATCAAAAGATTTATTTGAAAGACATTTAAATACGGATAGACATAAAATAAATGAAATTAGACATAAATGAATTTTTATAAAAATTTAATTTTAAATTTACTTATGTTTTAAATTATTTATTATTATTATTTTCTAATTTATCTAATCTTTCATTAAAAACTTGTAAAATGTTATAAATTGCTTCAAGATGTGTAACTAGTTCTTGGTCATAATATCTTGCTAATGGAACAGATTTTGAATATCTATTATTTGTAATTGCTGTTTTTTTTTCATTTAATAAATTATTAATGACTCCAAAATTATAATCAACAGATGTTTTTTTATCATTTTCTTCTTTTACTTTATTTTGTTTTTCTAAATTATTTAATTTTAATTGTAATTGTTGTATTTCTTCTGTAATTGAACTCATTTTTATTTACTTAATAGATATTTATTTAATTATATTTATTTTTCAATTTTTTTATTAAATTATTATATATGAGTAGCCATCATTCTATAGATTATAAAACAACAGCAGTAAAATACTATTTAGATAATCAAAGTTATAGAAAAACCTGCGAAATTTTTAAATGTTCTAAAACATCATTAAATAGATGGGTTGAAAAATACAATAAAACTAATAATTTAGAAAGAAAAAAAAGTAAAAAGAAAATTATATTTAATGAAGAACAAAAAAAATTTATAAAACAACATATTAAAGAACATCCAAATGTAACATTAAAATTATTAGCAAAAGAAACGAATAAAAAATTTAAAACTACATTTAATTATGTTGATATTAATAGATTATTAACAAAAGAACTAAATATAACATATAAAAAATTAAGACATAGGTATTTTCCTTCAACAGGTAATGAGAAAGAAGAATTAAAAGAATTTTATAAAATATTAGTTAAACACTCAAAAGACAAAATTATATCAATTGATGAAACTGCTATTTATGTGAATATGGTAAGAGAACACGGAAGAAATGATAAAGGAAGAAGAGCATATTATAATACTGGTTTATATCCATATAAAAAATATAATTGTTTATGTGCTATAAAATACGGAAAAGTAGTTGGGATAAAAATATATGAAGAAACAGGTGGAATAAATAAAGAAAAATTTATAAATTTTATAAACGAATTCATAGAAAATAAATATAAAAATCATATAATATTATTAGACAATGCTATTTTTCATAAATCAAAAGAAGTAAAAACAAAAATAGAGGATACTGAAAATAATTATTTATATTCAATTCGC